CGAGGTATCACGAGTCGGCATCGCCGTCCTCCTCTAGCAGTCCAGTCGGCCCCGGGAAGGCGTCAACCCTCCCGGGACCTCGGGACCGCTAGCGCGGAACCATGTAGACCACCTCGGCGATGAACGTCCCCTGGGTCAGCGCCGACAGGTTCCCGCCGCTGGTGACGACGGTAGCGAGCGCGGTGGTGCCGTTCGGGAACGCCATCTGGCCATGATCCAGCGCGGAATACTGCGGAACGTTGGCCGGTCCGTAGTAGCCCGCCGCCTTGCCCGTATAGACCGACTCCGACAGGATCATCCCGCCGCTGACGGCCGAGGTGCCGATGAAGAGCCGAGCAGCGGAACACCCGCCGCTCAGTCCCGTGTTGATGGTGTAGCCACCGCCGAGGACGTAGGCCCCAGACGGAAGCGTGCTCATGTTGACGACGCTGCTGGTCGAGCTGATCGCCGCGAACTGGCCGGCGGTGATGGTCTCCCGAAGCCGAGCCGGGAAGCCAGCGCCGGAGACGGTAGCGCCCCCGATGGTGACGTCACCATCCTTGGCCGAGAAGGTAGCGCCCGACTCCAGGAAGTTCGCCCCCTGAAGTTCGAGATTCGCCTGCTTGCGTCCCAGGGGCATGCTGTCCTCCTATCAGGTGATCACGCCGGTCAGCAGCTCAGCCGCCGCCGTGTCGACCGCCTTGTAGACGCCGATGCTCGACTCGCGCATCCAGCGGACGTGCTTCTGGCCGTTGTCCAGCTCGCCCCGGCGCACGGTCGGGGTATCCGGACCCATGTGGATGTAGGCCGCCGCCGTCTGGGTGTCGGCGTCGATGTTCTCGGGCAGATACCCCATCCAGATGTACTTGTCGGACCAGATCCAGTTGTAGGAAGCCGTCTCGCCCTGGCGCTGCTCGTTGTACGCAGCCTCCAGGATGACCAGGCGCTCCGGCGCGACGTGCATCGCGGCGGCCATCGTCTCGTGGGTCGCGAACCCGGTCACCTCGGCCATCGGGTCGAGCTTGGTGAACTGCGCGTGCTGCGCGAGCGCGTCGCGGATGTCCACCGTCATGAACATGGTCTTCACGCCGTCCATGCCGGCCGCGCTCTTGCCGATGGAGGACCACCGCTCGCGGATGTAGCCGGACGGGTTGCTGGCCGCGTTGTCGAACTTGTCGCCAGCGCCCACAACCGTGTTCGTCCAGTTGCCGGTCCCGAAGAACAGGTCCTTGCAGGCGAGCTCGCGCGCGATGGCGTGCCGCTTGTTCACCGCGCCGATGGCCTTCTCGAACACCTCGGTGCCCGTGGAGAAGTGACCCTCGCGGAAGTCGAACTCCTTATAGGAATAGAACTCCTCCATGCGGAACGAGACCGCCGAGATGGAGAAGTCGAAGGACTGGTACTCGCCGCCGATCTGCCTGCGCCCCATCTGGGCGTCGGGCGCGCTGGCATCGCCAGCCCACAGTCCAGCGTCCCACGATTCGTACTTGCCGTCTTCGGCAACGTGTTGGATGCTCGGCACCATCGGGTGCGCGAACTTGTTGTTGACGCCGCGCTGGACGGCCAGCCGGGTCAGCCTCGCGTCGATGCTGGAACCACCGATAGGCATTGTCTATCTCCTTACTGCCGGAGCCCGGCGACGACCATAACCGGGATGATCTGCCCAGCGGCAGACACGTCGGCGAGCGCGATGGCGCCCAGGTCTTCATTGTCGGTTGCGGTCACGACGCCAGCGCCGGAACCGTCGGCCACCAGGCGCTCACCAGCGGAACACGCCTCGTTGACCTTCAGCTGCGACTTGCCGAACGAGTGGACGGTGACCTGGATGGCGGAAGCGGCGCCACCGTTGGCCAGCACGCCAAACACCTTCTCACCCGCGGTCGCCGGGACAAACCCGGTGGCGCTGTACCGCATGAACAGGAACTCGTACCCGCTCAGGTTGTTGAGGGACTTCAGCCAGTCAACGACGACGGTGCTGCTGTCCTTCTGGGGACCTCTGCGCTGAGAAGCCATGGTCAGCCCTCCTTGATGATGCGGCGCAGGCGGTCACCCTCGCCGTCGTGGTTGTCGTTGAGATCGTGCAGGTAGGCACGCTCCCACGCGGTGTAGTCGGCGCCGTTCTCGGCCTTGTCGAACTGTTCCGACAGGTAGACGGTCACGGCGTCGTAGCTGTCCAGTCCGGTGGTCGGCGTGCCGGTCTTGGGCGCCTGCTCGTTGTGGCCCTTGGGCTTGCCAGCGGTGCCCTGGTAGTTGTCGGGGCGCTCGCCGTACACCTCGGCGTACAGCTCGACGTCCTTGCGCCACAGCTTGCGAGCCACGCCCGGCTCGTCAGCGGTGCCCGCCTCGGCCTTGGTGACCGCGCCGCGGCGCAGGTCGATGTCCAGCGTGCTCGCCTCTTCGGCGTTCCGCTTGTCCACCTCCAGCGCACCGACGCGCTCGGACAGCGCCACGATCTCGCCCTTGTCAGCCTCGCTGGCCTCGGTGAGGGTGGCGATCTGGGTGTTGAGCCCGTCGCGCTCCTCGGTCAGCGTCTCGACCTGCTCGGAAAGCGCGGTGCGCTCGCCCAGAAGCTCGATGATCTTGTCCTCGGTCAGGGCCTCGCCGTGGACCTCGGACAGCCTGGTGATCAGATCCTCCATGGGATCCTCCTCTTCCACGGCCGGGGGCTCCGGCTGCGCGCCCATCGCGCGGTCGGCCCTGGCCAGTTCGGATAGGGTGGTCGGAGCGGCAAGCCCCGACAAGAACGGGCGGTTGCAGAGCGTGGCGCCCACCAGCGCCAGCCCGATCGGGTCGCCCGTCCTCTTGTCCTTGATGCGCGCCACCTCGCCGGAGATCGCCCGGAAGAGCCGGTCCTTGATCTCCCGCATGCCCAGCGCGGTCCAGTTGAACAGCGCCTGAAGCACCGCTGGGCCTTCGTCGGGCTCGTGGATGCGGACCTCGGGGATCTCGGCGCGCAGGTGCGTGTCGGCGCCGTTGCGGTCCATCGCCGTGGCGTGGTTGGCATCCACCGGCGACGGGCCCGCCACCTTCATCAGCGCGGCGTGGTTGGCCACGATCTGCTTGAAGTCGGCGCGGGTGAAAGATGCCTTGCGCTCGTCGCCGTCGAATAGCGAGAAGGTGTCACCCTCCAGCAGCACGTCTACCCAGGTGCCACCGTCATCAGGCGCGGCATCCTCGGCGAGCAGCACCGCCGTATGTAGTTGGGCATCGTCCCAACCGAAGCCGGGCGCGGTGTCGTCGTTCATTTCGGGCGCCTCCTCGCTCAACTCGTCAACCTCGCCCGCCGCAATGGCCTGTTTGATGGCCTTCTGCTTGGCCTCTGCGCGGCCTTCCTCGTCGCCGGGCTCGTAGGTGTAGCAGGTGCCCTGGTCGCCCCACTGGAGGCCGGGGAGGCCGTCTAACTGGCATTCCTGGATGGGCATCAGGCGAGCCCCGCAACGCGCCGCGCTTCATCGAGGCTGGGCGTCTGGAGGTAGATGATCGCGCACCAGCAGTTGTTGGTACCGCCGAGGGTGGACAGACACGCCGGGTTCGGCACCATCAGCGCCTCTTCGGCGGCGGTGCCGACGACTGCCGGGTTATCCGCGCTGGTCGCGGTGGCCACGCACTCGCTGCACACCTCGTGAGGACCGTTGATGCCGATCTCCGGCTGGACGGTGTAGACCGCAACGCCAGCCTCGACAGCGCGGGACTCCTCGGCGCGGCCTAGGTTGTACGAGGTCTGCACGTCCTGGCTGATGTCTTTGGCCATGGTGCGGGGCGTGATGACGCCCTCGACGCGGGCTAGCATCGCGTCCTCATCCCAGCGATCCGGCGGGTTCTGCTGAACGAAGTCGTTGATCGTCTTGTTGATGCCGGCGATCAGGGACTCGGCGGTGGTCAACGCAGCGAGCCGTCTTCGTTCGAGTATGCTGGGCTTCGATCGGACCACCTCATCGACGCCGTTCTCGACCCCGCTGGGGTTCTCCTGGAACAGCGCCGTGATGCTGGTCGACTCGAACCACTCGGCCAGCGCGGCGTCAAGTTCGACCTCGAACTCGGGGTCCGCCTTCTGGCGCTTAGTCTCGCGCTTGACCTCGGACTTGCCGAGCTCGCGAACGTCCTGATACTGCGTGCGAAGGTACTGCGCCAGCGGGACTTTGCCGGCTAGCGGCGCTTGAACAACCGCCTTGGCGTCACCAGCCTCGAGCGCGGGCCTGATCTTCTCCAGGTGTGCGGCGGTGATCCTCCCGATGACCCGGTGCGCGCCCTCGGCGGTGCGCTTCACGGCGTCTTCACGGGCGACCCTGCTTGACCGGCCGTCGAACGTCGTCTCGGCAAGCAGCCGGATGCGCTCACCGGGAGGGGTGGTGGCGCTGACCGCATCAAGCGGCCCCGGCTGCATCGCGTCAGCGAACAGAGAGGCTAGCCGGTCGCCGCCACAGCCACAACGGCACCCTCCCTCGGCTAGTGTCTCTGCGCTGGGTTCAGGGTCGTCGTCGCCCTCGGGCTCAGGAGCGGGCTCCGGGGCGGGGTCGTCTTCGTCGCTATCGATGTGGTTGAAGCCCGCGAGCGCGTCTTCGGTCAACTTGGGCCAGTTGTTCTGCTCGCGGAACTGCTCCCAGTCCTCGGGCTGCGTCGGCATCCCAGCGGTCACGGCGATCTGGTAGCGCTCCAGGTCTTCCTTGGTGCTGCCGTGCTCCTGGTCGTCAAAGGAAAGCGTCGGGTACTGGGTGACGCCAGGCCAGTTCTTGTCGATGAGCGGGCGCACAACGTGGCGGTTGAGCGCGTCAGCGATGTCGTCCAAGGTCGGGTTCAGGGTGGCACGGAACTCGCTAGCCTGCCCCTCACGGAGCCCGTAGGTGCCAACGTCCTGCGATCCCTGGATGAGGTGCTGGGTGTTGCCCAGGATGTGAATGTCGGCTGCGAGCGCGTTGTAGAGGTCCAGGATGGCGCCTGCGCTCTTGAGGTCGGCTTCCTCGACGCGGAGTTTGATGCCGAGCGGCGTTGCCAACCACGCCTGATTACCGGCGCGGTACCGCTTCATGTAGTACTTGATTTCGTCCCAGGCGGCCTTGGCTTTCGAGTCGTCCAGTTGGAGGAAGTCGGCCGTCTGTTCGGCGATGGGGACGCCCATGCCGTTGCGCTCGATGGACATCACGCCCATGCGCAAGATGACCTGGCGCACCTTCCACGCGAAGTAAGCCGCGCGCCAGCGGCTCTGGCCTTCCCAGTTGCCGCCGTTGCCACCATGGGTGACGAGCACCAGCGAATCTGCCGGGAGGGTGATGTCATTGCCGGGGCGCCCGCTGTCATCCACCGGCCCACGCTGGATGATGCCGGCGAAGCTGCCGTCTTCGTTCTGTAGCCAGTCCTGGATCGACGTGGGTAGCCGGGCGGGGAGGTCGGCGAGGATGACGTGGCCAACGTCGAAGGCGTCGGCGTGGACCCAGACCGGCAACCGGTTGGGCTCCTCGCGCAGTTCAAACAGCGGCGTGCGGTCGGTCGCGTCCCAGCGCCACACCGTCTCCGCCATCGCGCAGCCCCACAGCACCGACTTGGTTAGGTTCTGGATGATGGCGCCCCACCGGGTCGCGCTCAACTCGAACAGGTTGCGGCGCACGAACTCGGCGTGCATCCGGCTAACTGCGTCGTCGGGGTCGGCCTCCTTGACCACGGCGTTGGCGTTCTTCGCCCGCTCCAGCCACTCCTGCACGCTGGCAGCGAGGGCCGGGTCCGTCATCATGTCTTCGGCAGCGCCGGGGGTGTCCGTGTCGCCTAGCCACGCGCGATCCTGGAGATCAGCGTTTGGGTCGATGCCCTGGAAGTATCCACCGGAGAGCTCGGTACCGGACCAGCCGATCGGCATGCCGTCGGCGCGGCGCTCTTGCGCACGGACGTCAGCGAGCAGCGCGAGACGGTCGGCTTCGATCGCACGGATGCGGTCGGCGTCCTGACGGGCGCTGCGGGTGGACCGCGATGCAAGGCGGCGCTGGAGGCTGACCATCGCCCTACAGATTCGGCCGGCGCAGCCATACCGCGCTAGTGCTTGGACGCCTCGCGGGAGGCTGGTAGGATCAAGGTGTGTTCAGCGTAAACCGCCCAGAGGGCGCAGGAGGGCCGAGGATGTCAGCAGGCGACCACACCACGATCAAGGTGCCGGATCAGGACCTACGCGCCGCTAGCGCGCTCACAGGGCCGCTCGCCGAGCACAAGCCGGGGCTGCGTGCCGGATCGCCAGGAGCGCGCATCACCCGCGCGGCGGCGTATCGGTTCTTTGCCTATCGGGGCATGGAGGCGTTTCGGGAGGAGATGCGCGGGGAGGCGTTGACCGTGGCGGGGGTGGGGGATGGGGATTAGCGCAGGTTCCGCGCCATCAGCGCCATCTTCGACACCGCTATCGAGAAGTCTGACACCGCGTCGCGGTACTGCTCCAACTGCCTAACCTGTGAGCGTAGACTGGCGTTCTCCGCCCGGAGTTGCTTGATCTCGTCTTTCATGGCCTTGCTTGGTGGTGCCGCAGGGATGCCAGCCCACCGCATGATCTCCGCTCGCGTCTTGCGCCCAAGGCCGCGGACCTTCAACAACCGCTCCGGGGTGACTGCCGCGACCTGATCCTGCGTGAAGTCGGGGCCAAAGTGGTTGGCTAGGCAGTTGAGCGCGCGGGTTGACAGGTTGCCGTAGCGGCCAGCCCGCGCCATCGCGGATCGGTAGTCTTTCACGAGCTGCCCGGCGCGGGTGTGCGAGACGCCGATGCGCTCCCCTATCTCGCGGTAGGTAGCCCCGCGCTCACGCATCTTAGACGCCATGCGGTGCCGGTCGGACGTTCCACGCATTGCCATCATCCCACCGCCCCGCAAACCGCCACCGCCAGCGGGAGGGTCATGCCGAGGAGGGCGATGGTGAGGCCGATCCAGAAGTGGCGGTCAAACGGCATCGTCGCCCTCATTGCCCGTGCGGATGACCAAGCGCGGCGAGCGGCGCCCGATGCCCGCGCCGTCCACCTCCCAATGCGCGCGCTTCATGAGCCAATCCAACGGCACCCCGAAGGCGGCGAGCGCCTGGACTAGCGCCTCCTGCCGCTCGTACTCAGCGCGGCGGATGCCGATGACCATCTCCCCGATGTCGTGGATCGTGGTGCGTGGCGGTCCTGCCTGATAGCGTATGGCCATCACCCCTCCAATGCCCTCCGCGCCGTCCGGATGAGGGCGAGGGATTCGGTGGGGGCGGACATAATGTCCGACCGATCTAGTCGCGTGACGCACCAACAATCACCGTCCATGCTTGGGGACAGCCACCGACGCCAACAGTGCGCATCCGGCCACACCTCCCGCACGATCCCCAGCAGGGCGTACCGGGTGGGGAGGTCGTCGGTGTCGGGGATGGCGTCCCATATAGCCGCGCTGTTGTCGGGCCTGACCCTGGCGTCCCCATCGGGGATCCCGCCGGGATACGTATCGACCCAACAGATACGGCGCGGCGAGTCACCTTCGTGTAACGCCCGCATCCCCGGTCGCCACATCCACCCCTCCATCGCCACGAGTTCGCGGGCTGCGGTGATCTCGTCAGCCGTCATCTCCCTCTCCCATCTCGGCCAGCTCCGCCATCACGTGCTCGATGTTCGCTGGGTGAACCCAAGGGAACGCCCGCGATACCTGCTCACAGGACGGGGCAACCCCGCCAGGGGAGGACAGGATCCAGATCCGAACGTAGGTGCTGATCAACTCCCTAAGCGTCATCGGTCTCTCCCATCTCGGCCAGCCACCGGCAGTCGGGGGCGTGCGGCGTCGGCGGGTAGCCTCCCGGCGGCGGCCAGTCGCCAGCCGTAGCAAGGCAGAACGGGCACGAGCCCTGTGGCCCGGCGTTCTCCACCTCCCGCAGCAGCGCCCGGAGCCGGCGGATC